AAGTAAATCATGGATATGTAAATTCACTTTTGGGGATTCAGCGTTCCTGTGAACGGATCGGCATACCATTTAATTGGTCGTTTGTAATCGGCAACTCAATGCTTGTGGCAGCTCGCAACCGATGCGTTGCCAAGTTTATGGAAGAGTCGACCGCAACGCACATGCTTTTCTTGGACGCAGACATCTCCGTGAAGTGGGAAGATGCCATGACCGCGCTTTCGGCCGACAAAGATGTCGTCGCGCTGCCGTGCATCAAGCGCAGCATTGACTGGGATCGAGCGGTTGGATTGGCAAGAGCTAGACCAAATGTTCCGGCAAAAGCAATTGAAGCAATTCTTGGACAGCCAAATTTTATTTTAGATGCAACCGCACCGCTTCCAAATGAAGAAGACGCACAGCTTGGCCTCATGGAGGCGACTCACGCAGGGACTGGGTGCATGATCATTGCTCGAAGAGTATTTGAGAAATACCAGCAAGCATATCCTGATCGGTGGTACTATGAGTACGTAAATGAGCAGAAAAAGCGGACGGTTGAATACTTCAGGTACGGTCGCAGAGACGACTCATTCATCGGTGAGGATTACACGTTCTGCGACGACTGGAGGGCGATTGGTGGGAAGGTATACGTCAAGGTCGACGGAGCAACTTCACACAGCTCTGAGGTAAGCTTGCGCTATGACTTGCCGGCACTCAGGGCGCTAGCGTCGGAGGACTAATGGATATCATTCTTGGAATTATGATTTTTGGCGCAGGATTTTTTATAAGCGGAGTTCTTGTGTCAAACGGCGCTTCAGCCAGAATCAATGATGCGCGTCGCCAAGGCTGGATCGAAGGCGTGTCTGATTTGCAGGCCATCGAAATGCTTCATCGTTACCTGCACGGACAAGAGCAAGAAAAGCCGGAGCAGAAGCCTACGCGCCAGCAGCAGAAGAAGTTCAACTGATGGACGGCATCAAGAAGCTGTTGGTCGTCACGCCAAGCCTTGATGGCAAGGTAAGCATCGAGTACGTATCGTCACTGGTCGGGCTCAAGAGCCGGCTGTTTGAAAACAGGGTCAATTGCAGCGCAAGATTTCACAAGGGAAACTCTATTCTTTTCAGTGCCCGAAATCACTTGATGCAGGACTTCATTGAAAGCGATGCCGACGCTGCGCTGCTTGTCGACGCAGACATCACCTATCAGCCAACCGATGTTGTCGATGCACTCAAAGTGTTGGGCGACCGAATCATTGGATTCCCATGCTCCAGGAAGTTCCCGCAATGGGAGCGCGCAATTGGATTCGTGCGTGACAACCCAGAGTTTCCAATTGAGCAGATTACTTCCATCCTTGGAGACGCCAACTTTGGAATTGAAAACGACACAGTTCAGCCTGACGAGCACGGACTGGTCGATGTTCCATGGATTGGAACGGGTGCGATGATGGTTAGCCGTGGCGCAATTCAAAAAATCATGGACTACGATCCAACAGCCGTGTATTACTCGGAAAAGAAAGAGCGGATGCTGTACAAGTTCTTCAACTATCGATTTGACGAAAAGTCGCTGACGTATTCTGGGGAGGACGTAGGATTCTGCATGCTAGCCAAGGAGGCAGGTGTAGAGCTCAAGGCCAAGATCGACGCCAAGACCGGTCATGTTGGATTCATTGACATGTACTTTGACGCGATGGCCGTGAGCGATATGTCAAAACACGTCAAGAAATCCTAAATCTTGACTCCTGCATTGGGTAGGCGTAGACGAGCCAATTAGATCGTATCTCCCTTCCCGGCATAGAATCTCCCTCAGCTGCGGGAACGTATGCAACGACGTGCTCGAGCTTGCCAAACTTTCTTAGGTCGGCGTGAAGCGTCTCTGGGCTGCTGGAAATAACCTCATCAAAATCAGGAAGAATTTTTGCAGTAGACCACTCCATCATCACCGAGCTTAGTTTGTCGCCAAAGTCGACACCGACGATGTATGGATCGGGAAGAATCACGGTTGTGAAGTCTTCTTCTGCGCGGATGCCCAGTCCGTGCAAGATGAAAGAAACGCGCTGCTTGCTGATTCCGTACATTCGACCAATCTCATTGGCCGTGTATCCGTCAAGGAATAGGTCTGCAATCTCTTGATTGCGCTCTGACTTTTTAGACCTCACGGCAGATCTCGCAGGATTGCACCCATCGCTCGTGTTCATAGCAGGCGACAAATACCTCGTCGCACACTTCACAAACCCGCTCAGCAAGAGCAAGGCCGCATATGTCCCCGCACTCCTCCTCTACCGGTTCGTCATCTTCCGAGAATGGCTTGTACTCAGCAATCATCTCGACCTCCCTGAATCAGCCGCAATCGACGGTGCACATTTCTTGTGGTACTGACGCATCGAAGAACGCTTTGCAAGGCCCTCATACCAAACGTGCAGCCAAGAGGCAATGTCATTCGACATGATTCCAGAAGCACACTTTGCGCAGGCGTGCTTTGTCTGCACCAGTTTTGCCGGAGCAGCTTTTACGACAGGCTTTGCATTTTTCTTGACAGCCATAAAACCTCGCTACTTGTGGGCAGTTGCCCATATTTATAAGGTATTGAGATATGACCGCAAGGTCAATCTTAGGGGAATCTACAAAGTTTGTGGTATAGTCATTCTTATGGAAGCGAACACTCCACCGAGCCAAAAGGCTTCGGCAATCTGGTATCTGTGGGCATCTGCGTTCAACGTGCTCATTACGCTTTCACCCCGATGGATTGATGACGAAGAGCCGTACGCTGTCGTGTTCGGTACCGAAAAACCAGAAGGAGAATTTGTCCGGCTGTCAGAGCAAGAAGCGCAATGGCTGATGGACATGAAGTATAGGAGCAAAAATGCTTAGCGCATTGTTGATTGTCCCAACCAGGAAACGCCCAGAGGCGTGCGAACAGCTTCTGGAGCAATTCAAGCAAACAGCTGAAATCTCAGACATTGTGTTTGGAATTGACAAAGACGACCCTTCAGAATATTCGCAGGAAATCAAGTCTAGGTCTGACATCAATGATCGCTTAAGGATGGGCGGGACGCTCAATCTCCTAGCGCAAAAGTATGCGCCGCACTACGAATACCTTGCTTTCATGGGCGACGACCATCGGCCGAGAACAAAAGGATGGGATCGAATCCTGGCCGAAGAGATTGGCGACGCACCTGGCATTGCTTACGGCAACGACCTACTGCAGGGTGCCAACCTCCCCACAGCCGTGATGCTCTCCTCTTCAATTGTCAAGAAAATTGGGTTCATGGTTCCACGAGAGCTGATTCACATGTACATGGACAACTTTTGGCTGGAGCTTGGGAAGTCGCTTGGCAATTGCAAGTATCGAGGTGACGTGATTATCGAGCATATGCATTACTTGAACAACAAGGCAAAGCCTGACGCTTTGTATATGGAAACTAACAGCGAAGCGACGTATGCTAAAGATTCAGAAGCTTATCATCGATATATGACAACACAGTTTGCTGGCGATGTCATGAAGATCCTTGGCATATGAACATCTTGATTACCGGAAACAAGGGTTTTGTTGGGCGGCATTTTCAACGGCATTATGAAGAGCAGGGGCATACGGTGCTTGGGGTCGACATTGTTGATTCTATCGACGTACGTAGATTCTTTGCGCTTTCGAACCACAAGCGATTCGATTTGGTTGTTCATCTTGCTGCGGTAGTTGGCGGAAGAGCCAAGATTGAAGGCAGTCCACTTTCCGTGGCCGTCGATCTTTCTATTGATGCAGAGATGTGGCAGTGGGCAATTAGGACCAGGCAAAAGAGAATCGTGTACTTTTCATCGTCTGCTGCGTACCCGATTGAGTTGCAGGCCAAGCAGAACCACCGGCGACTTGTTGAGTCTGACATCAACCTTGCAGACATACGAAACCCAGACCTAACATACGGGTGGTCAAAGCTCACCGGAGAATATTTAGCGCAATTTGCAAGAGCCGAGGGGATAAAAACGCATATCTTTAGGCCGTTTTCTGGATATGGGGAAGACCAGGCATTGGATTACCCATTCCCGTCGTTCATCAAGAGGGGCCTAGATAGGGATAACCCGTTTGTTATTTGGGGCGATGGCACACAGACAAGGGACTTCGTGCATATTTCGGACGTAGTGGGCTGTGTTGAGGCTGCAATTGCCATGGAGTATGATAAGCCACTGAACATTGGGACCGGACACCCGACAAGCTTCATGGATCTCGCAGAAATGGTTTCAAAACATGCCGGATACTTCCCAAAGTATCAGCTTCTGAAGGACAAGCCCGAAGGTGTGAACTGGAGGGTGGCAGACATTAGCGCAATGTCGCAGGTCTATAAGCCAAAAATTGACCTAGACGAAGGTATTGCAAGAGCATTGAAGTACATGAAAAAGCATGCATAAGGAGGGTTGTGCGAGTGCCAGTAAAGCAGGAAACATTCGAAGATGCATTCAAGGAAATCTACGACGAGGCGTTTTTGCTTTTATGCGAAAAACAAGCACGATATGGAAACAGCAACATTGAACAGCTTGGTCT